TCATTTTTCTCCTTTCTCATCGGGCTTCTCGCCCGTACGTTTCACGATACCGCCCTTTTTTCGTGCAAGTTCCGCGAGACAGCCCGCCTCCTCCACACCCGAGTGCTGCATGTTCTCAAGGATGGAGACAAACTCTGTGATTGCGAGATAGCCGATCACGAGGCTTGTTGCAAATGCGGGGGCGTGTGCGTGCGTGAGCATAAAGTCCAGTACGACCGCTGACAATACGACACCGATGTAGCTGAGTATCTTGTGCACAAAACGCTTGCGCATTTCCTCGCTGCGAATGTAGCCAAGACGGCGTGCGTTTCGTATTCCCGTGAGTGACTGACAGAAGGTCGGCTGCTCCGTTCCGTGGTCGATGAGACACCGCCGCGAGAGCGAGAGCAACTTTGTCACGAGGTCAAGACAGACGAGGAAGACGAACGCTGCGAAAATCTGCGCGTGCTCCTCCGCTGCAACAGATACGATGCAGGACAGGGCGAGTTTCATCCCCCACCCCTCCTGCAATTTCTGAAATACGTGAATAATAGATTCCATCTGTTAATCCTTTCCGTGCACAGAAAAGGCGCACACCGCATAATGTGCGCCTCGTATGCTGTTTCCCTTAAACCTTGGTGATCTCGACCGTGACTTTGTCGCCGTACGTGATAGCGTCCGCTTCGGCGGGGTCTTTCGTATCCATCGAGAACATTGCCCCCGTCTCCTCATCGGAGAACGTGAAGCTCGTGTTCTTCACGTCCTCGCCCATCGGATAGGTAACCTTGCCAGTAACCGCATAAATCTTTTTCATTGTGATCTTCCTTTCTTATTCATCATCCAATGTATCATAGAGCGTGTCCCGCTGCGCTTCCTCCTTTCTGCGCCGTGACGCTCCCGATTTGTTGCTTGTCTTCGGCCGCCCCTCTCTCGCACGCTCAAGCGCGGTACGCTCCTGCTGAATGCGCGCCTCCTTGATCTGCTTGTCGGTAATGCCGAGGGCATTGATGGTGCGGCGGTTTTCATCCGACGGATCGGCGATATAGTCCTGAATCGCCTCGCGCTTGATCTGTGCCGCTTTCCCCTTCTGCTCATACTCATAGTGCATGATAAACGCGTTCTTGCTCTCCTCCACACTGCGGAATCCGAGCGCATGTGCGATCTTATCATACGCCGTGTCATAGCGTGCATTGACCCTGTGCCGCGTGGTGCGGGATTCACCGACCACCGCCTGAAACATATTGCCGAGTGCAGGCGAAACCGCCTTGAGGGCTTCGATGTTGTTGCCCTCATGGAACTGATGAAACATATTGTAGATACTGTTCGCGGCGGGACCGCCGAGCTGCTGTCCAATCACTCCCGCCACACTCTCGGGTTTTTGTGCGCCGTAGAACTCTCCGCCAAACGCATTGCTCATGCCGATGCGCCCAGAGATGTCGAGACCGAAGGTCGGAGCAAGGATGCCGTAAAGAGCCGTCTCCGCGATTGCCTTTTTGACGGGGTCTTTGCCCGCCCAGCGCAGCACCTCTGCCTTGACCTCCTGTGCAATGTCCTCGTCATCCCCTGTTGCAAGTCCAAAGAGGAAAGAGAAGAGCTGATTGAAAAGTCCGCCGAAGGGGAGACTACCACACATCCCGCAGAACAGGACATAGGGCACAAAGAAGCGTACCTTTTGCCCGCGTGTGCCGTTCTTGAGGATGTTATACATGAACTCGAACTGCATGATCGGGTACTTTTGGAACTGGAAGAGCTGCTGCGTGACGACCGAGCCTAAGCGGAACGCATTCGGTGCATTCGCCGAGGAGTAGTCGAAGTTCGCATCGTCGTTGATCTCCTGTGCATAGGCAAGCGCCTCTGCTGAGAGTTCATCGCCGGGCGCGGTCTTCATTCCTTTTTGCTCGACGCCCTGATAGTATGCACCGAGCACAGCCGCCTTGCGCATGAGCATGTCGGCTTTCTGGAACGGGATGAGTGTCCACTCACCGCCCTTCTTGAGTGCACTGTAGATGCCGCGTACCTTTCCACCGCGCCGCTGCGTATAGCCGCCGTTATCGGCGAGCATATTGATGTCGTCGAGAAGACCAGACGCCTCGATGATCTTCTCATCCAGAGCAGACGGGTTGAGTGCACGTTTCAGACCTTTTGCCGCATAACCGTAGTCGTTCAGAGCAGCCCCAACATTGATGAACTGCGAGAAATTGACCGCCATCGAGGCGAAGTTAAAGAGACCGAGTTTTGTGATGGCGTTCCACGTTGAGAGTTCCCCGTTGACGGCAAGCGCAACGCGGTCACCGTAGCTGTCCGCGATGTGTTTACCAATCCACGTTTTCTTGAGGAGGTCGTTCAGCCACACCTCAACGCCGCGCGGATTGCCGTTGACATCGTTGATGAGGTTCTTGCAATACTGCGCCGTGAGGCTTCGCGGTTCATCGTCGAATCGCCCGAAGAACCGCTCGTACATACTGATTGCGGTGGGTTTGAAGTCCTCCATGGCGATGTAACGCGCCGCACTGTTGAAGTAGTGCGCGAGTACCCATTGTACGTCTTGATCGAAACCTTTTCCATCCTTGCGTTCGAGGAGACTGCCGAAGAAGCGGTGACGGGATTTGAGACTTGCACCCGCGTCCTCCAGTAGGAGGGAACGCGCATCCGCAAGGCTTATTTCTGTACTCTCGGCGAGTTTCTGTGACATCTGTGCAAAGTCCATATCGCCGATGACGACGGCGTTTTCCGCGCCGAGGTCAAATCCTTTCGGGCGCAGGACATACTGTTTGTCCGCGTTGTCCTTTGCGATCTCGTTGCCGATCTTCACCGCCTCGTTCATCGTGCGCCCGCTGCCGACGGATACATAGCGCTCCTTACCTGTCGTGGGGTCTTTGATTTTCTCGTAGATCATCCATTCGTGAAAGAAGTGCGGCATATAGCCGGTGCGACGGAAAACGGGTTTGATGCGCTCTACGTAGTTGACCTGATAAAGCCCTCTGCCTGCATGAGCGCGAAAATCGTCAAGTGCTGCCTGTATGGGCATTGCACTCGTCACATTGACGTTTTCGTCCTCCTGCATGAGTTTCAGTTCGGCGGCGGTCATGGTCTTTGACTTTACGTCGTAGGTTTTTCCTCCTCTCCATGTCAACAGTACAGTGCCGTCCGCACGCAGGGTCTCACTGATGACATCCGCGTCCTTAATCCAGTGGTTCTTTTTGAAGGTCTCCACGGATTCGGGGTCAAGCGTCTGCGAACGCGTTTTTACCTGCGTCTGCGCATCGCGCAGCAGCTTGTAGGCTTTTTCGAGTTCGCGGCGCACGAGCTTGTATGCCTTAATGACGCGCTCGTTTGCGCCAAGGGAGCGAAGCTCGGCATCGGAAAACACCCTGCCCTCCGCGTCGCCCTGCCAGAGAATGACCGAGATTTTCTCCATGTCCTTCTCGTTCTTCATCAGTTCGGCAAACTCTTTGAGGGATTTGCCGAACTCGTTGCGAAGTTTCTCCTGCTTCTTCATCGCCTTGTGCGCGAGGTCATAGAGTACCTTCACAAAAGGATTACGCTTTGCCACTTGCCGTACGCTCTTGACGTAATCGGCGTAACCGACATCATGCGTGTCGGGATAGTAGGTCACAGTGATTTTCCCGTCCTTCTGCTTTTCCTCGGAGATGATGTTTTTCTTTTGTATCCATCCGCCCTTGACCCGCTGTTCCAGCTTTGCCGGTGAGAGTATCACCGTACGGCGCACACGCCCCGGTAGTTCGAGGTTGTCCAGAGGGGCGACGCCGACAAGACTGCGAATGCGGTCTTTGAGCAGTTTGAAGTTGCCCTTGCGGTCTTCCTGCGTATTCACGGAGAAGCGAATATCATCCACCGCCGGATTGAAGCGTTCCGACAGAGGAACGACATGCCCGTTATCATCGTAGGTGATCGGCGCGAGCGTCTTTCTTGCCGCATCCTGTACGGGGGACACATACCCGAGGTCGGACAGATTCATCCGCCCCTGCTCCCATCCCTGCGGCATCATGCCATGCCGCATAAGAATACTGTCACATTCCTCCTGCGACAGAGCCCGGTTGATCTTGAGGCTGCCCGAGATTGCCCACAGCCCAAGTTCGGGATGTCCGTGTGTAAGAGGATTGGTCGCGTAGAAGTAATAACCGTCCTCCGGCATGTACTGAAGGTCTGCCTTCTTCGTGTTGAGCGAACCGTCCTTTGTCCGCGCCTTCGGCTGCGATTCCGCCTCATGCGTATAGTCCTTGTCGGCGGACATCTCGCACTCAAAAACCACTTGATTGTAGCGGTGAACGTTGGGGTACGGACTTCCTTGCGGAGCCTTCTTTCCGCCTTGCGGGAAGAATGGTAGGGTTCCGGCGTGCCAACCGGGGCGATAAGCGAGTGCTGTGATCTTTTGTGCGCGACTGTCATTGGGTAAAAACCCACGAGCAATCAGTTCTTTGCGTACTGTCTCGTTCGGTATCTCCACAGAGGCACCCGTCTTTCCTCCTTGCGTGTACGGGTTCTGCGTGCTTGGCACGTAGTAAAGACCGTTTTTTGCCTGGAAATGGTATGCGTCCTGCGCGTCCAGCCAGACGCCCTGCGGAAGTTTTTCCGTTCCACCGATAAAGAGTGCCGTCGGCGAACCATCGTCGGCGAGCGTGAACACCTTATATACCTTGACCGTTTTCTGTGGGGGCGCTTTAACTCTGACCTTATAGGCAGCCGTCTGTTCGGGAACGGCATTTACAAACCCCGCCTCGGCGGCGGCTTCCCGCACAAGCTCCTTCAAACGGCAGTACGCGCGTATCCGGTCTGCTGGGTTTCGCGCAGTTTGATAGACTCTGACGGCATTCCGATAGGCGGCATCTTTTTTTGCTTTCTCATCCGACAATTTTGGCGTAGAAAAACCGCCCCGATTGTCAGAGCGGTTTGTTGTATTGTTTACTGTGTCATCTGTGTTTGTTTGCGTCTCTCTGCGATACGCGCCCACATCTTGTCCTCGATATACTGAGGTATATCCTCGTCGTCCCATCCCGCGCGTAGTCGGCTGATTTTTCCTTGTTTTTTCAGCGTGAATTGATCCGTACTCTGTGCGGACAGGTAGCTCTCCGCGGGCAACATCGTTGTTCCATGCTTCATAGGAATCAACCCCCTCTTCTGTTTTTATTTTATCATAGTTTTGCTTCGGCTTCAACCCGACACTTTGCAGATAACGCGGCGGTACAAGTCGACCTGTATGACGAAACCGTGCCTTTGTCCGTTCAATTGCCTTTTCAATCGGCAAATCAACATAAACAAGATTGACCTCATAGCCGGCTTCTTTGAATTTCTGCACTTTTTCATCAATGGATGTACGTGTTTTTCCAACGAGCGGCCAGACAATATTATCATGATTTGCAATAGCACGCTCCATAACGTTGGTTGCAATGTCTGAGCTTTCTTCATGTACCGCACCCGCGAGAAGTCCGTTACTGAACTCCGGAAGAAGCTTCTTCGCCTCATCACTGTCAATGAGAAGTGCTCCTTCGCGTTCCATGATGGGGTCAGATATTGTACTCTTGCCGGACGCAGGAACGCCGAGCACAAGCCATACCTTACCTTCTTTTTTCGCCGCCCCCTTTCCATAGAGCTTATCCGCAATCTCACGGCGGAGTTCCTGTCGCGCAGGTGTATTGATTTGATCCGTCGTTCCGAACGTGTCAAGATACTCCTGCGCAAGACTCTCCGCCCGCTGAATGTTCTCGTCCATCGTCCGAGACTCGTCATACTTGAATGGATGCTCTGCAATCCAACGCATAGATTCTTTGGATGTGGGCGTAGAAAAAGCACCCTGTTGTTCAAGGTGCTTTGTATTCAGGCTGTTTTTTTGTCCTGTGTGTGCGCTTCCGCCGTGTCTTGCGTTTGCTCGTTCGAGCTCTCGCCAAGAATGTACTCCAGCAAGGAACTCTCGATTTCCTCTTTGCTGAAAGGCGGCTTCTTTGTAGATAAATCCACCATAATCAAGCATCTCCTTCATGGTTGACTTGTACTGCTCGAACAGTTCGTTGACCTCATCATCGGTGAAGTCTTCGCGTTTCGTGATACGCTCGACGATATTGCGCTTATTGACGCGTGGCGAGTTGAAGATATTCCACTGTGTCTTGAACACGCGAAGTGCTTCTTCACGGGAGGTTGAGTTCTCATCCTCAAGTTCCTTTTGAATCTCTGCAAAAGGAATCCCCTGTTTGAGCATCTCACGTACCCGCATTTTCATACGGGCAATAACATTGGAACAAATCGCCTCTTTACGCGCTTCACCGAGATTTCTTCCACCTTCATTATCTCCCTCCTTCCCCCTATTGTCAAGCGAATATTTCACCGCCGGCAGAGGTTTTCCGCCGCGCAGGGTAATACGCGCCCCCTCGTTTTCGATGCGGAAGATCGGCTTTCCGTCTGCGTCTCTGAGAGAGCCGACGAGGTTGCCGAATGCCCGTATCATCGCCCGACGTTGGTCGTTTGTAAGTCCTCCTTTCGGCGTGTTAAAGCGGTCGTGGAAGCGCCGCATGACATCACGAATCCACGCAACAACGCGCTGCACAAGTCCCGTGTCGCGTTTCCCTACATCACGCAGGAGAGGGACACGGTGGCGCACGTCGGGCAGAGCGTCTGCAAGCATCTCCTCAATCACATCCGCATCGCTCATCTCGGGCGCACCGATCTCCTTGCGGTATGCGTCCAGCTGCTCCTTCGTGAAGCCCTCCGCGCCGCTGATCGTTTGCACAAGCTCGTTGTAGATGTCGGGATTGTTTGCCTTCATCCAGTGCATAGCTTCGTGCCAGAATGTCCATTGCGGCGTGATCTCGCTGTCCACGTTGAGGAAGGTCACACCATCCTGATGGAATCCATGCAGGGACGGATCACCCTTGAAGAACACGACGGTTACGCCCATCTCCCGCCCCCAGTCTGCAATCACGCGCTTGCGCGGGCTGACGCGTGTCGGAGGGATGAGGCGGATACCGTCCAGCATTTTTTGTAAGGCTTCCTGCCGGCGGGCGGAGGGTTTCCGCTCTCCTGCGCTGAGAAGTGCCTTTGCGACCTTGATAAACTCCTGCTTGCGTTCCTCATCGGCAAAGGTGACTTTGCCGCGCTCATCCTTCGCGCCGTATTCGAGCGCAGCTTTTTTGAGCGCGGGTGCGAGCTGCAAAATGTTTTCAAGTGTCGGTTCTTGCTTGCTTTCTGCCTCGTTTGGTGATATATTTGAGGTAGAAGAAACCTTCGCTGAGTCGTTTCGGACGTTTGGTTCGGGGCTTGTGACATCGGACATCGGCGAAGGTTTTTTGTATTTGTAAACCGTCTTGACCTCTGCCTTGCTTTTTCCCCGTTCCACCAACAATACGAAGGTTCTGCCGTCCAAATCTTTGACGATCATCATCTTCTGATTGCCCGCTGCATCCGACTGTTCAAGCGTCGCCTCGTCAAAATCATTCACAACATCATAAACATCCGTGATGCTTTCTGGTGTAAGACTGACCTGCCCGCGCTTTTCTTCGTACTCAGAATGGTGTTTCTTGATATGTCGCATATCATCAGCGGTGATAAACACCTCATCAATATCGTGCCCGAAGAGTTCCTGCACTTTGTCCCGCAGTTTCCGCGACGGAGCAAACGACACTTTCCCTTGTGCGGTCTTATCGTTCCACGCCGCTCTCGCAAGATTTGTGAGGGCGTTTTTGATTGCCGCCACATCCTGCACATTGTCCTCAAACAAACCTTCCTGTCCGCCGCTTACGGCGTATTTCTTCGTCTCCTCAAGCACATCCATGAGAGATGGTAGCTGCGTCTCGAACAGGTCATTCGCGCGCGGCGTTTCCATTCCGTCAATCGTTTTGGCAATGCCGGAGAAGTACGTTGCAATCCGTTTCCCGCTGCGCTTATTCTCGTCCAGGAAGGAGAGGATCGCACGCATTTCTGCGCTGTCCTCGTGCTCTGCGAAAAGCGCCTGTGCGCCGAGATAGTCCTTGACGCTCTGCCCGCTCCTGCGCAGACTGTCCAGCTGCTTTACGGCGGTGCCGATCGCATCCTGCAATTCCTTGACGTACGGTGCGCCCTGCTTGACCGAAAGCCGCGCCACCATGGGGGCTGCGGTCATCAGTCCGTTGCTCACGTTGCGAATGTCGTCATCCGTGCTCTCTGCCATTTTGGCAATGAGTTCATCATCCCCGTAGGCAAGGGCAAAGAGCGCACGCTTGACGCGCTGAATGCCGTCGGCGTTCGGGTATCCGTCCTTGTCGAGGTACGCATTCATCTCGTCTTTCCCGACAAGTTTATGCAGAATGCCCGCGACAAAGCTGCGGTTCGCGGCGGTCGTGAGATCCCCTTTGTCATTCGGAACGTAGGTATCCAACATGGCATAGGTGACTTTCTCCGCATCTGCGTGCGCGGCTTCGCTTGCACCCATCCGCGCCCCGCCCGTGGTCGAGCCGATAATGTCCTGCATCAGCTCGTCCGAAATATCCCCCTGTACCTCGCGGACAAGCGCAGGATTCTTGACGCCCTCAACATCCTCTTTGGAAAGCCCGAATGTCGCCGCATTCTCCACGAGGTAGTCTTTGTATGCTAGAGCACGGTCTTTGTTGCGTGCCTGCGCCCGCTGTATCGCAATCGTGCGCCCGTTGCCGTTGAGGACAACGCCGTCACTTCGGATGAGCGGCGCACCCTGATTGAGGTTGCGTCCGTCTGCGAGGTCTTCGGGACGCAGGGTATTCGCCATGCGTGTTACCTGCTCACGCATCATGACGCGCTCTCGGTCACGCGGTTGGAGTGCCGTAGGATAGCCCGGATTCACTTCAAGCGCACCTGCATCATGCGAGGCGATGAGATCGTCAGCGGACACAACGCGGTACTGCACAGGAATCTTCTTCCCGCTGTCGGTGTATACTGCCGTCTTTTTCCCCTGCGGATAAGCAGAGAGATCGGACGAATCCTCGATGGAGATCATCCGCGCCATGATGGCTTCCACCTCGGGCGTTGCTCTGCCGCCCGTTCCCGTGAATGCCTGATAGACGCGCTGAAGGAATGCGCGGAATTTTGCAAATACCGCACGCAGTTCCTTGGTCGGTGCTTCCCCATGTTTGAGGTACATCTCGAATCCACGGGCGAAGCGTTCGTGCTCCCACTGACGCTTGAGCTTATTCGCAGTTTTCTCATCGCCCCTCTTGATAGCGGCACGAATTCTCGCGTCAATGTATGCAAACTCGGCGGCAAAGGGTGTCCCTTTGTACTCCGCCGCCTGTCCCTCGCTCCATGCTGCCCACTTCCTGACGGACTGAAGCTCCTCCGCGCTCGTCGGCGACATATCTGCCATACGTTCAAGGTCAAGGAGGAAAAGATGCCCCATCTCGTGAAGGAATGTGGATTCGTCAGCTTCCTCAAAGAGAGACACAATGCGCTGCCCATCACGAACATCCTGTGTCGTGCCCTTGATGATCTCATTCATCTGCTGGTTGAACTTCTCGATGATGGAGATCGCCTTATCGTCGAAGATGACATAGCAGCGACCGTCACGCCCGCCGACGTAGGTGATGCCCTTGATACCGACCTCGTTCAATGCGAGAGAGGCGGCTTTGTCGCCGCCTTTGATTTTTGCAACAGCTTTATAAATCGATTTTCCTCTCAACAAACGAATTAGGGGATCGTTCTCAAAAATTTTGGCGAGGTATTCCTTATAGCGAGATTTGCGTTCTGCAAGATCGTTTTCCACCCAGCGACGTTTTCCCTCCAAATATTCCAAACGCTCTGGTATTGGCATATTCTTTGAATCATAACTAACAAGACCGTACTCTGCAAGATCATCCAAAATATCATTTTTAACAGTCTCAGGCAGGAGGCTTTCTATCACGTCATTGAGTTCGCTCAGCATCCATTCTCGCTCTTTAATGGCTTTCCTTGCCATCTTCAGCCGTCCAATGATACCACCACCAACACCAATCTTTTCTTTATCGATGAAGTCAATGATTTCCTCGGGATTTACCTCAGCAAAGAGTTTATCCAGTTTCTCCTGCACGAACTTCGGCTGCTCGTCAAACGGTTTCTGCTCGTCGAGAAGAACATCGTCGTCAGGAATCTCGACCTCGAAAAGCCTTGACGTGTCAACGCCCTCCTCAACAGAGGAATCATTTTCACGCAAGATACGAACAACCTCTTTGTAAAATGCACTGTTCTCAGCGTCACTCTCCTTAATGTCATTCTCAAAAGTCTGAATGACAGAGGATATGTCTCCCTCGCTCGCCAATATGCCATCGAGGGCAAAACCAAGGGCTGACGCCCCATCTACACGCTCTCCACTGGAAATTTCTTTATAGCCACTACCGTATTCAACGTAACTATTTTCTCCAAGATGAATGATCGTGCGTTTTGTTGACAGCCGTTTTTTATACCCTTCCGACACCCTCCTCTCTTTTGCAAAATAAAGCCCCCATCCATGCACCTGTGCGCCCTCACCCGTACCGATAGCTCCAAGGTCAAAGCCGTCGAAGTCATGCGGCGTGCCGTGCCATGCCGACTGGTTGAATTTTTCTCCGTTGACAATCCCGATTCGCTCCTGTATCATAAAAAGTGAAAGAGGTTGAGCGACCGAAGGAGTCAGGCTGTCGGCGGCATCTGCCGTCCGGCTGGGGTGACCTGTAAGCATGGACGCGGCGTTGCCTCTTTTTTCTGTGTCCGCATACATAAGGTCTTTGCTCGTGCCGTTCTTCGCAATCCAGTTATCAATACCGTTTTCATTGTCAAAGAACGCCGTCTTTAGGAAAATCCGTCCCATAGGAAGAAGTTCATAAGATACGCCCGCAACTCCGCGCGGCGTTTTTATTTTGCAAAGAACAGTCTCCCCGCCATAATCTCCTTTGCCCGTCTTATCCTGATGAACACGCAGAAATTTTTCCATGTTTTCTTGAATGATAGAAAAGTCCTCATCCGTCATTTCGGGATGATGATTGTGCATGTGAATCATATCATCCTGCGCGACATCCACAAAGGCGCCGCTCGGTGCGGTGGTCCGCAGGAACGTCTTCTTACGGCTTCCACTCCCCGCCTCGGGAGTGCGCATTTGTCGGCTGAACTCAGACAAACTCGTCGCGTCGCTTTTCTTCATCGCCGCTTGCGTAAACCCGCTCTCTTCCCCACCGTATCGCAGGTCAAACCATGTGCGGTAGTAGTCCATCGCCGTGAATGGCTTTCCGAGCGCAGCGCGTACCTTGCGGGCGATGATGTCCGCATGACGGGCAAAGAGGGCTGCACCTACAGATGCAGCACGAGCGATTTTCTTATTCTTCGTCTCTGCGAGTTTGTCGCGTATCATCTGATAGACATTTTTCGCATCTGCGCTTAGTCCCTTGACCGCCTCACGCTCATTGTCGTTCAGATTGTTTTCCTTGCTTTCTTCTGCCTCGGATGGTATAGTTGAGGTAGAAGAAGGCGCATGGATGGACGGAGTTTCCGAGGGCCCATTAAGGGATTCTGGTTCCGTAGATACGGATGCGCCTTCATTTTTATTGCCATTTTCCAGTGACGGCAAGGTGTGATTGTAGTATTGAATTGCACCGATGTTCTTGTATGCGCCAAACTCGTCCCCTGTGACAACAACAATACCGCCCTTATCGGCGGCTTTTTTATTGCCCTGTTTTTGGGCAGACTTCCCCCTGACTGTCTGAGAGGCGTTTTGAGCGTGTTCACCGCGCTGTGCAAGGATTCTATCGTCTACGGCGTTTTGCGCGCTCTGTGCGCTGTCCTGCGCGGTCTGACGGGCGTTCACGCCTCCATACTGCGCCGCACGTGCTTCCTGCTCTGCACGCTTTTCCTCCCATGCGCTGATCCTATCGTTTGCTGCCTTGATTGCTTTGCCGCGTCCCATGGCAAGGTTGTCCCGCAAGATCGGGGAATCGGGGATCCCATTCGCCAACATGAAGCGTCCGAGTGCACGCCCGAGCTTGCGGCGTTCTTCGAGGTTATCAGGAAGCCTTGTCGGGACGTTCGGACGCACGCCGACGACGGGAACGGGAGTTTTCACAGGTTCTGCCGCCGCATTCGCACGTTCTCTAAGTGCATGGTAGAACTGAGAAACACGCGGCATGCGTGCTATCTTTGCAATCTGCGCCACGGTGCCCCAATCTCCACGACTACGCGCCGCAGCATATTCGGGGATCTCGAGAAGCGGTGCTTCCTCTTGGCGGACTTGCTCCGGCATCCCGCGCATCTCGTCCTGTGCGATGTTCGTCTGTGACGTCTGTTGTCTCTGCGCCACGCCCTGTTCCATCTCCGTCGGAATCGTCTCGAGCGGCGCAGGAGTGACGTTCACCTGCGGTGCCGGCATTCCTTCTTGCGCAGGAGCGTTTATCACACCATTCTGCACGTTTTGTACCGATACACCTTGAGCCGTTTCTGCGTTCTGCATGACGTTTTGAGGTTGATTCGGTACGCCCTGCATTGCGTTCACAGACTGATTGTCCGCATTCTGCATGACGTTCTCAGGTTGAATGACTGCCTCCGACTGCTGCATTCCCTGATTGGGAACAATCTGTGCAACGCTGCCTTCCACCTGCGTAGGGGAAGCCTGTGCGTTTTGCTGTGCTCCCTGCACAGGAACGTTCTGCTGAACGGTGTTACCGACCTGCGCAGGGATGCCCTGCACATTTTGTTGTGCCGCAGCCGCCTGAAGTGTCTGTTTCGCCGCCTCAATCTGCTGCTGGTTCTCGATCGCCGCCCACGTTTTCTGCGCCAGCTGGTCTTTGCCGAGCTGCTGAATGGTCTGAACAACGCGCTGCGGGTCTTTCTCGAAGATTCCCTTCACGTCCTTGCGGTCGATGAGGTCTTGCCATTCGTTGACGTGTTCGGCTTCCAGTGCCGCGTCCGTACCGTCGCCGACGGGCGTGTCACGTATCATCTGAGCCGCATCAAGGATCGCCGCATGCTGCGCAGGGCTGAGGCTGTCCGTGTCGATGAGTTTTTGGATTGCCTCCTGCGTTTCCTTGATGTTCGTTTCGTCTGCGATGAGTCCTGTGAAGTCCGGCATGACAGGTGCGGCAACGGTGCGTGCTCCCGCGCCACCAAACTGCGCGCCGGTCTTGATGATCTTCGTTGGCACCCATGCGCCCATTGCATTGTAGTCCTCGCCCTGAACGACCTTGTTCTGTTCGGTGGAGTTGCCGATGTAGCCGCCCTTGCCGTCATAGAGGACAACATGCCTCTGCGGGTCGCTCTCATCCCCGTAGACGATCACATCCCCCTCTTCCAGTTGGTTGGGGTCAAACGGAATGACGCGATCTCCTGCGTGCTCAACAAGGCGGTCGACATTGACAACGCCGCTTTCAAGCTCCTGCGCAAGGAACGGACAGGACTGCGCCCCGATCTTTGTCACGGCTTCGACGCATCCATTTTCACCGTTGTCCATGGTTACGCCGAGGAACGGTGCTGCATCATCCAAGAGGCTGCGCATACGTCGCGGGACATCGACATCATAACCTTCCAGCCCGCCCATGACCTTATTCACGTAGTCCTGTGTCTCTTTAAAGGGTGGGATTCCACCATGCTCATTGACGGCATTCGGACCCGCATTATACGCCGCGACCGCCTTTTCAACATCGCCGTCAAAGGTATCCAGCATTTCACGCAGATACTTTGCCCCGCCGTCGATATTGCCCGCGAGGTCATGGGGATCGACACCAAGCCCCGCCGCTGTGTCGGGCATAAGCTGCATCATACCGATTGCACCCGCCTCAGACTTCGCGCCCTGATTGTAGTCCGATTCCGTCTGTGCGATGGCGTGAAGGAGATTGACGGGGATGCCGTACTTCTCCGCCGCCTGTGCGATGAGGGAGTCGACATTCTCGTCGCCCGAGGTTTTCACAGGTGCCGACGATTGCAGTTCGGACTGCGTCGTTTCCGCCTTACCCCTGAGCCAGTTCTTTGTTACGTTGCGAGCACCACCTGCCACAACCATCGGAAGTGTTCCAATAAAGGCGGCGTCAAATGCCTTGCGTTCCTCGTCCGTCGGATTCATGAAGGTGCCAACGGGGTTACCAAGTGCCTGTTCCACCGCCTGTGTCTGAACGAACTCCTGTCCCGCCTCGTTGAGTGCTTCAAACCCGCCAAGCGCAGCATTCGCCGCGATGTTACGGAGAACGCTGCCGCCCTCTGTAAACTTACGCACGCCTTTCCCGCCGAGGAAGCCCCCGAACAGCCCCTGTAACACAACGTCATAGGGAAGCTCGTACAACATGGCGCTGCCGATGCGATCGGCAATCTGCGCATCCGTATAGCCCTGTCGGCGCAGTTCTTCCGCCACTTCGCCCGCATTCGACGCCGCGTCAACAACGCCCGTCGGTGCCCAGCGTGCAAAATCACGAAGGAACTCTGCTCCTGCGCCGCCCGGTTTGAACAGCTGCGCAACTTTCTTAGCTCCAAAGCGAGACAGTCCGCCCCCGATCAAGCCCGCAGCAGTTCCCGCGCCAATCTCCGGCATAACCGCACTCATCAGCATAAATGGAATCATGCTGCCCGTCATGTTTGACACTTCTGCGGTAAGTCCACGTGGGTCAAGCCAGTAGGAAGGACTGGTGAGACGGTCGAGGATCCCCATGTCGCTATATGTATTCAATACGCCGGAGCGCCGCGTGTTCTCTGCCGCAAGTTGGTTGAGGTCAATGGAGCGGTCAACAAGGAATTTACCAATCAGTCCGGCGGGACGGCTGGCACGCCCCTCTTCGTACTGTGCCTTGAGCATCGTCCCAGCCGTATCCATCGCACCGCCGACCATGGACTCCATACCGCCCCAGAGATTATCCCACGCACTTCCAAGCAGTCCACGCGGCTCTTCGCCGATATGTCGCCCTGCATCAAGTTGTTCCGGTGTACGTCTCACATAGTTGTAGGTTCGATTTCGTTCAAAACCCTCACGGCTGACTTGTGCCATGTTTGTTCTCCTTTTTACCTAATGATACATCCATGCACCTGAATCTTCATATCCAACAGGGCGATAAGCTCCACTTGCTTCCGGCAACGTGTTTTGCACATGCGCCTTTTCTCCTTCGTCTTGTCCGGAGAGCCACTGGTAAATATCGTTCAATGTCGTATAGTCCGGATTATCGGGATCACTGAGATAGGCGTCGCTAAAATTGCTCCAAATTTTACGAGCTTCCTCTTTTTCCCCAAAACGAGCAGCATACATCAGCTGGACGAGGTTGCTCTTATCACGGAAATACGTTGCGTCATCCGAGCTGATCGTGCCGTCAGCAATCCCTTTCTCGACGCTTTCGTTAAACGCGTCAGCAACCGCACCCATATCTTCACGTGATACTTCGCCTTCTTTGTTCCAAAGCTCATACGCATCATTGAACTGATTGCCGTACATGGAATCTATCTTCTTCTCGGCGGCGGTTCTCTTTTCGCCGTCCTGTCCCGCGCCTTGTCCCTTGCCCGACAGGGAGGCACTAGCAAGCCTATAGCCCCCGTTGGTACGCGCCACATCAAGACGGTTCTGCCAGTTCCCCTGTGCCGTATTCCACAGACGGTTTTCCTGCGCGTTGAACCGCTCCACCTCCGAGCCGAGCTTGTCATAGTCAAATTGCAGCCCCGCCGCGTCCTTCGGCGAGAGCGTCACAGGAAGCACCTGCGCACCGCCTTTGACGCGTCCCTTGGTGTCATGCGTCATCGCAACCTTTGTTCCGCCGAGGTCGATGGTGTCAAGACGCAGATCGGGATTCGTCGCGTTGATCAGCCCCGTAAGATCCGAGAGCTTCGTGTTCGGATCTGCCGCAGCCGCCGCGATCAGGTACGCCATCTGCGGTGAGGAGGACGCTGCCGCCGCCTGAGCCAGTGCGTTCTTCTTCATCTGCTCCTGCTGCTGTTGTTTCTGCTCTGCCATCACGATCTTCGCGATGTTCGACGGAACGCCGCTATCTTTGAGGTATTGCCGAATCGCACGGTCGTCCATCTTTGCCGCACGCTGTCTTGCGTAGTCCCGTGCGATCTCTTCGACTTCCTCTGCGTAGGTCTTTTCCTTTGGAAGATACCCGATATCCTGAAGATATTTATACGCATCAGCCCCCGTAATAGCCCGACCATGGGAATTGTTTTGGTCGGGCAGGGTAGGGTTTGCCGTGCCTGTCATCCCAAACCCCGCATTCGGATCAAATTCCGTGAGGCTTGTCCCCTGCGGCGTATAGCCCCCGAGCCGTGCGGCGGGCGGCGTCATAGGTTCTGCGCCTGTGACGGGCTGCGGGGCGGCAACAGGCGTGACACCGACGCGCTGCGCTCCCTGGGCAATCTGATCGCCGAGAATGTCCCGCGCCGTCTGTCCCGCCCACACATTCCGCGCTGCCATCTGCTCCTGCATCTGCGGATACTGCTGATACATCATCGGTGCAATGCCGCGATTTACCGCGTCCTTGAGCTCGGCCAGATTCATTCCTGCGCCGACCTCTGAGAGATCCATTCCTGTGCTCTTACCAAGACCGCGCAGAAAATCCGCGTTTGCGTGTGCTCCTGCCTGTATCCGGCGAAACTTCTGCACATCGGGCGAATCCTCCGCATAGCCATTGTTGAGGAGATACTGCGCATCGTTGTCCGCCTGCATCCAGTCGCGCTTTTGCTGTAAAAGCATCGTCTGCGGATTCTGTCCGATTAGTCCGCCGCCAAAGCGCGCCTCTGCCTGCCTCATCGCCTTTTTGCGGTCTGCCTCCGTCGGGTCTGTTAGCTCTGCGAGTTTACCCCGCGCCTTTTCGACGCCACGGTCAAAATAGTTCTGCGCCATTGCCATTGTGCCCGCATGCCCGAACATATAACCAAGTTGTTCCCAGTCCATAAAATCAACTCCTTCAAACGATTTTCTTGAAATAGTGTGTAATATTGTGTATAATTTTAGCAAAGGAGGGACATCGATGAAGATTGCCGAACTCATCAAGATCCTCAAAAAGAATGGCTGCTACAAGGAGCGCAGTGGAGGAAGTCATGACATCTGGTACAGCCCTGTCACGAACAAGCTATTCCAAGTCCCACGCCACACCAGTCAAGAGGCAGGAACAGGTCTCACAAACGCCATTCTGAAACAAGCAGGACTGAAATAAATCACAGAAAGGACGACCCCCTATGAAATACGTTTACCCCGCTCTGTTTCAACCCGAGGAAGGTGGCTTCTTCATCTCGTTTCCCGACATCGACGGCTGTTTTACACAAGCACCTTCCATTCCCGAGGGGCTTGATATGGCAGCGGACGCACTGAATCTTATGCTCTGGCACATGGAGGAAAAGAACGTGGACATCCCTGCACCCTCCCCGATTTCAAAAATCAAGGGAGACGGCGACAGTTTTGTAACACTCATCAGCGCCGACACGCTTGCCTATCGCCGCCAAAACGACACCAAAGCGGTACGCAAAAACCTCTCCCTCCCCCGTTGGCTGGACACGCTCGCAACAGAGCACAACTTAAACTTCTCGAACATCCTGCAAAACGCCCTCATGAAAGAACTCGGTGTAACAAAGGCATAACACAAAAGCACTGTGCGGAATTGTCACAGTGCTTTTCTTGTGTCCTTATTCCTGCCATGTCGCACGGTCGCCGCCCTTTGCAACGAAGCCGTCTGCGATGTAGGTGTTCGTGCCACTTACCTCGATGTCATGCACGGGTCTCTCGCCGCTGTAGGAGAGCCCGTAGACCGCGCCGACGCCGTAGAGCACATCGCCCATACGCATCTCACCGAGCGTCTTGTATGTGCCGTCCTCCATGAGAAGCGGCTGCGAGAGGGTTGCCGAGGTGTGTGCAAGCCGGCACTGGATGTTATACACATCCGCATAGTGCCGATTCATCACATGGACGACCTCTGCTTCCTTCTCCGCACCGTCCGCATACGACATGACCTTCTCGCCGACCTCGATATGCTCGATGCTCTTTTCCGTACCGTCTGCCATCTTGACCTTTGTTCCCGGCGGGAAGCAGAAGAGTCCCGCGCCGAGTGCCTGACCCGCGCCGCCAAGCGCACCTCCGAGGAGTCCGCCAAAGAATCCGCCGAATCCACCGCCGCCCGACTGCGTAGTTGTCTGTGTGCTCGTCCCCTTGCCCGCGATCCCTGCAAGAGCCTGTGTGTTCGCGCCGTTCAGTCCCATCGACGCATTCCACGCACGGAACGCCGGATTTTGCGCCGCCTCCTGTGCGGCAGCGGCAAGAGCGATGCGCGATCCTGCCATATTTGCAAGATTCCCGTACAGTCCGCTGTTCTGGCTGTTATTCCCCTGTGTATTGGCAAGCTGCTGTTGCGCAAGGTTCGCTTGCTGACCAAGCGTATTCATGCCCTGCGTGTACTGCGTGTTGTAGACGTTGCCGAGATTTCCCGCAAGCGCCGCCGTGTTTGCGTTCTGTTGCTGCGCAAGGTTGGCCTGCTGTCCAAGAGCGCCCATACCCTGTGAATACTGCGTGTTATACAGGTTGCCGAGATTGCCTGCCATGGCGTTCGCGTTGCCAAGCTGCTGCTGTGCAAGGTTCGCCTGCTGATTAAGCGCTCCTTGAAGGACTCCATGCTGCGCGTTGTAGAGGTTGCCGAGATTCCCTGCCATGGCATTCGTGTTACCGAGCTGCTGCTGTGCAAGGTTCGCCTGCTGATTGAGTGCCCCTGAGAGTTGCCCGTACTGCGTGTTGTAAAGACCGCTGAGACTGTTTGCGAGATTGTTTGTATTCGCGTTCGCCTGCTGCGCAAAACTCGCCATCGCATTTGCCGCCTGTCCCGCGTTCGCATTCTGCTGCTGCGTGAGTCCTGCAACCTGATTGATATTCGCCTGATACTGCCGCGCAACTTCGTTTGCGGCATTGCGCTGAATGTCGTTCATCGCGCCCGTCGTTACGGATGAGTTCAGGATGCCACGGTTGCCGAGATTTGAAAGAGACTTGCCCATCGTGTTTTGAATTGCAGAACGAATACTGTTCTCCATATTCGCTTGATACTGCTGTGGAAGCTGCCCTCTCGCAAGAGCCCCGAGCGTATCGTTTGCTGCATCCGCCGACTTGCCGATCGTACCGCTTGCCGCGCCAAGTGCGCTATTGGCACTCTGTGCCCCGCTTTGATAAAGACCTGCAAGACTACCGAGGCGTCCTGCATTTCCAACAGCGAGCGAACCGAGCCGCTTTGACGTATCCCCAAGCATGCTGTTGGCAGCCTCTGTACCACCTTGATAAGCCCCCGCAAGCCCGCCCATGCGCGTCGCGGTTTGACGGGCAAGCGTCCCCGTCGAGTTCGATGCGTTGGCAAGGGTTCCGTTCGCCGCCTCTGCACTCCCCTGATAGACCCCTGCAAGACTACCGAGGCGATTCGCATTCTGTACGGTCATATCGCCCATCTTCTGTCCGACGGCTCCAAGCACACTGTTTGCCCCTACCGCACCACTCTTATAGAGGTCTCCCAGAGCCCCGAAGCGCCCAATATTTTGCCCGGTAAGCTGTCCCATCTGCCCCGCAACATTGCCGAGCGTTCCGTTTGCCGCCGCTGTTGCCGCATTGTTCGAGCCGATCAGACCGCTCATCCCTTTTGTTGCGTTTGCCGCCTGTTGCTGCGCCTGCTTGTTGAGTGAGTTGAAATCCACCTGCACAGCCCCAAGCGAATCCTGCAAGAGAGAACGCCCGAGATCGTTCAGATAGTACGCGTTCGGCGCAACCTTCTTTGCGTAGTCCGCGCTCGCCTGTGCAAGCTGCTTTTCCCCTTCGGACGGCGTATAGGAGTTCGTGACCGTCGTGCTGCTCCCGCCCTTATAGCGCACCAAACGAGCGTATCTGCGCTCCACATAGGCGTTCTTATCTTCCTGCCAACACCCCGATTCCCCCTCGTAGGGGTGCCCTTGATAATTCAATGTCGTCACTTCCTTTAGATTTCCCATGTGATGAGATAAGCAAGCTCTCCTGTCTTGTCATACGTGAATGCGGGTGATACCTGCCCCCACTTCCCCGTCTCTCGATGGGCGCAGAAATACCGTTTCGTCCCGTCCGGCAAATGCTCCACTCGATCTATGCGATAGCCGAAAAGACGGATGTAGGCAAGAATCTCCCGCCGTATACAGAGCGTCCCGCCCTCACGAATCCCGAGTTTGCGTACGGCATCCTCCACTTTCTCCTTGAAAAAGCGGGCGTCGCCCGCGAGCTGCCCGAGGATCACCATGTCGCCGAGGAGGCGAATCTCACAGAATCCTTTGTCGGGAACAAAAAAGAACGCGAAGCCCTCCGTCGGTTGGAATGGGTCGTTCGGGTTCTTCTTGTTGTAAAAGCCTATCCACTCATAAAGCGTCAAAGATCAGCCACCTCCAAGATAAGGTGCTTGATCTGAAACGGCATCGCTGCGTGCACGGTCGTCTGAATCCGCGGCGAGGAATGATTGCAGCGCACCTTTCGGCGCGCATTGGACGGCATATTGATTTTCATGTTGTCAATCTCCACGCGCACATCCCCCGCCTGTGTCGCTGCCATCGACGAATCCACAGCGCGCACGAGAATCTTCTCCGTGCTGATGAGGTCTTTCGGGCGCAGGCGAAATTCAATCGGCGTGTCTCCGTCCTTGAGGTTTTCCTCGTCCATTTCATAGAGGTGCTTGCCCGAGGAAATAACAAGTCTATCCATCGTTTCATTGACCGCCGTGATCGGAATGGGAAACTTCAGCGTTGTTGCCGCACGCACCGCGTAGTTGTAGGCGATGAGTGCACGGTTTTTTTCCTTCGGTTGGATGAGGAGGAGCTTGCGCCTTCTCAGATGAAAAAGAGCAGGTTCATAAAGCCCGCTCGTTACAAGGATATTCCATTTTTCTCCAAGGTCTCCCTGCGCAATATTCCCGTAGTCCATCGTCGTGGACATCGTTTTCATGCCCTGCCGACTCACGAACACCACATCATTGCCGACCGCCTCCGCAGCATTCCGCCCGATGGCATCCGTCTGTGTCGCGATGCGGTAGACGACCCATGAGGGGACTTCCTTGTCGCCCGTGAGTTGATAGATCATCCCGTTGTTCTTGAGGATGAGAAGGTCGGTCGCAAGAGGGACAACCGCGATGATATCCGCGCTGTCCCCGTAGCCAATGTCCAGCCATGCACCTGTAGAGGCATCGTTGTCATCCGTATTCCACTGCTCCCCATCGCCAACGCCCGAGAGAAGAATGCGGTCGGTGCCCGTCCGTGCGGCGCATAGGCGTGCGCCACGGTCAAAGACAATATCGCAGACAGGTGCATTCGGACCGGTCTGCACGCTGTTCTCCTCTGCAAAGTTGTAGGATTGCAGCTTGTCCCCCGAGGCGATCCAGATGCGGTTTTGGAACTTTGCACAGATCGGGCGTTTGTCGCCCGTGAGTTTCCCCACCTTGACGGGCGCAACATGGAGGGTCGGTACTTGATAGATGCTCCGATCCCGCAGAAACACGAGAAAAGTGTTGCTGTCAATGTCGTAATACGTCCCCATGATGTCCTCGGGGAATGTCACGAGAGGTTTTGATAGCCCTCCACGCGCCGTGAGAGACCGCTGATACCCGAGAAAATAGAAGTTCTGACACTCCTGCATCTCGTTCTGTGCGATGAGATCGCCCTCACTCATGACATTGATGCCGCCCGAGAAGTCGTTGAACACGAACTGCGTCGCGTTATGCTTCATCGTCCGCCGCATGGAATCACCTTCTTCAGCTCGTCGGCAGGGTCACACTCACGACGTTCAGATCGGCGAATCCATTTGCCGCCCGTGCGAAGATCGACCCCTTAAACGGAAACGGCGTGAGCGGATTGAGAATGAACCCCGAACCGTTCACCTTCTCCGTAGAGATTTCAACTGCACGTTCTGGCGCGTAGAGCGTCCCCTGCTTCTCAGTGATTGATGTCCATTCATCCTTCAGCTTGTACTGCATCGTTATCTCCTTTCCTCTTATGTGGGAGCGTTCTTCACATACGCGCCGTAGAGCGTGCAATCCTCCATCGCAATGAAGCGGTCGCCGTAGTTCTTCCAATGCTCCTGCGCCTTGTATGTCGGAATCATCGCACGCGGAACAACGAAACGACACTCAGCAGGAAGATCGGCGAGAACATCCTTGAGAAGTTTGAACTTGAATGTTGTGTCGTCGATGATGAGATAGCGCAGATTACGGCAGCTCTTGAACATGCCATCTACGGGGATAAACCCAGCCCATCCGACCGTCATTTTCCGCGTGTCAAAATTTCGCAAGCGGATAGACTCCGGGTTTGCTCCATCGAACATCCATTGCATATCAGTGATCTTATCCGTGTTTATAGAGACATCCATGAATTGTGCACCATACGTCGAGGAAAAGAGCCGTGAAACATTCGTCACATTCGGTGTAGAGACATGGAAAACGAGCCCTTTCTTGCCGTCAATCTCGCAATTCACAGCATACGTTCCCTCAAACATCCCCGACATATTCTCCACAGAGGAATAGTCAAACGCCGTGAAGATCGTCTGTTTGCACGGTGTACCGTGATAATCCGTTGCCATGACAGCAGGATTGTATCCGTCACCCGCAATAACAACATCGCCGAGGTTATTGAAGCGCGAGAACATCCCCTCCATGTGCGTACACTTGCCCGTCTTTCGCATCTTCTCGCCGATGATTAGCTCCGCGCGGGCATAGGCGAACATCTTTGCCGTTGTTTCTACGTTCGACGCATCAAGCGTTGTGAGGTCGAGTTTCAACGGAGCAAACGGCACGTTCTCGTTCCCACATCCTTGGAACATCCCGCCCATCGCCGTCGCCTTTGCTGTGTCCCACGTGGTAAAATCCAATCCGCGCAGCCTTCGGCATCCTGCGAACATCTCGGAAAAGTTCGTGCACTTGCTCACATCCCACTTAGATACGTCAAGGGATTCCAGTTTCCAGCAGTTCCGGAACATCCCGCGCATATCCGTCGCATTCCCTGTCTGCCACCCTGAAACATCAAGCTTCTTAAGTTCGTGACAGTCGCTGAACATATCGACAAAACTCTCAACGTTTTTCGCCTGAAACCCCGTCACATCGAGAACAGAGATCGCCGTGCATTCCGAGAACATCCCATGCACGTCCCTGACAACGTGGCTCGACGGCAGGTTCAAATTGAGTACCGTCTTGAGCGACACGCAGTCGTGAAACATCTTGCTCATGTTCGTTACATATGCACCTGTCCCAAGATCGGCAAAGTCCACCACCTCAACGCTCAGAGCACGGTTGAACAGTCCGCTCCAATCCGTGAGCCGCCCGAGCGCCTCCCTTCCGATAAACGCAAGGTATTTCTGCGCATTGACAATATCCCCGCCGCTCGCCTCAACCGCCCATTCGAGAGGATCCATTGACACGAGCGTGTACGTTTTCTTCTCGTCCGTACGGAAGCACTTCATCCCGAGCACGAGATTCTCCGTTGGGAATGCCTCGCCCGCATGCGTAGAACGAATGGTGTTGAAATTGTCGTTGACCATCGTGCGCATTTCCTGCACGGTATTCGATGCGAGAACATCTCTGTAGTCCTGCATGGGTTCACCTCCCTTACTACGCCATGAAACTTAGTCCTGCTTCATAACAATTTCGCCGTTGATAAGCTGAATCTGTGTAATGTCAAGCATCTCAGAACACTCTTGTACGGTCTCGTCGCGTGTTGCAAGATCGTCCATATTCGGCTTTCCATCACAGCTTGCAATGCAGTTTCCGTCTCTATCAAAAATGTAGTACATTTACTTCACTCCTACGACAAAATAGTTTGCTACTCCATGATTTATAATTTTACGCCGTTTACCAGGACGCTCAGTACAACATCTTACAACACGTCCGTTTGTGCAACATACGAAATCGGTCATATAACCATTCTCCCAATAAAGGCTAACAAGCTTCATCGAAACTATCCATTTGCATTGTGCTTCTGTATACCCATTGGGGAGAGGTATTGTTCCCCCATCCAAAATTTCACCAGAAATGGTAACAACCCTTGAACTTTCATCTTTGATCTGTTCAATAGTCTTCCCACCGACGGTTCCCGCATTGTTTGAATAACCAGCACGATCAGCATATCCCGCAGCATCCGCACGCTCCACGCTTTTTGCTCGTTGCGCCCCGTCTGCCCATCCCGCACTCTCTGCACGTTTGGCATTATTCGTCCATCCTGCACTGTCCGCATACTTTGCCTTATTGGAGTTATCTGCCTGTCCTGCATTATCCGCGTAGCCAGCACTGTCCGCACGTTTGGCATTATTCGTCCATCCTGCTGTATTAGCTCGACTAACAGTAAAGTTAGACGGATTATAGACGTACATATTCTCGCCGTCGTTGCCGCCCCATACGGCGTTGGGTTGTCCATTTTTAGCCGGACCGCTCCAATGAAAGCGCATATTTCTATAATCATTCTCGACGCGCACGGCTCTATTGGAATATTCTGCGCCATCTGTTTTTCTCGCTGTTTCTGCGCGATCAGCGTTCTTTGCGTTATCTGCACGCGCCGCAAAGTCCGCCCGTTCTGCCGTGTTTGCTCTGCCTGCCGTGTTTGCCGATCCTGCCGAATTCGCCGTATTGGCATGGTTGACGTTGAAGTTTGACGGATTCCAGACATAGGAATCGTTCGGGTTGTTTCCGCCCCAGAGCCATATCGGCTGCCCTCCTTGCCCCGACCAGTGAAAGCGCATGTCTGCGGCGTCGTTACCGACACGATCAGAGACATTCGCGACTACCGATCGGCCGCCAATGTTGATTCCCCACGTCCCGCTTGCACCTGCGCCATTCTTCGTGGCGTATGTTGCCGCGATGTTCGCCCCGTTGCCGTCTGCGCCCGCTCGATCTGCTGTAAAGGCACGAGAGGCAAGCGACGCCGTCCCCTCCACATGCGGGACAGCAAGTGTGCCTGTGGCAGGGTTATATACAAAGTTGTTCGCATATTCGCGCTGTGTCTCGTTATTCACCCCAGAAAACCACACATGACGCGGGGCGTTCTGCGAGGAGATTGCTCCTTTCACGCTCGCCGCAACAGTCGCTGAAGCTGCATTCCCATTGCACACATCTGCCTCCACACGCGTGACCTGAAGGGCAATATCTGCCGTCCCGTCAAATCCAACGGTCGCCGACTGGACTTTCCCTGTAAGGCTGATGTTTCGCGCGTTTTTGAGTCTGCCAGAGGCGTCCTCATCCCAGCGCACGGGGTCAATCTGGCGTAACGTGTAAGTCTTTTGCTCGCCCGTGTGGTAGAACTTCATGCCGACATAGAGATTCGACGTAGGGAAGGCGTCCCCCGCGAAATTGCTTGCAACGGAAATAAAGTTCTCATTGATTTTCTCACGGATGCTTTTGACATTATCCTGCCCACGAAACATTCTGAATTTCTGCATCTGCGATCCTCCTTTAGTATCCAACTGCTGTCCACGAGATTGTCCCCGCTGCCGCAGAGCCATCCCGTTTACGCAAAACGCAGGTGAAGGACTCCGTACCAATCATCGTAATCTCAGGCAGCACAACGCCGTCTGCCGTGTTTCCGCTTAGGAGTGCTACGGTTACCTCAGGCTTCGTATAATAATGCTTATTGAAGGGCACGACCGTCTCCTCAGCCTTCATTCGCATAGTGCCACGGTCAACGGTGTCGTCGATATCCACATTCATGACAACATCGTAAATCTCTGGGATTGCGCCAAAGCTGCCTACTGTTATGAAGATGCGCACAAGTGCCTTTTCGTATTCGTAATCACCGACATGGAACGGACGGAATGTCTCATATCCGACGGGGCGCATGACACGACGCTTGAATTCGTCGAGTGTCATACCATTGCCAACCACGACACCGGACAAAGACCCGTCACAGGCGCGAAGAACACCGTCATAGATGGAGATACGCTCCGTAAATTCGGAGCGTGGCGCAGGAATGATTTCTCCTCGTATTCCAAAACGTTCGATGTGTGTCTGTTCAATACGCACGCCATACGTCACGCACAGCGGTATTCTCTCCACAAAGGTGCGCTGCGCCCTGAACTCTCGGCTATGCTTCTCCTGCACGGCAAAGCCCGATGTATGCTCACGAAAAATCTGATTCGTTCTCTTCTCTGTTATGGAGAGTTTTCTTTCGGTACGTGTTTCAAGCATAGGCGTACGTGGATTCGAGAGTTCAATGCCCTCCACGAAAACAGAAACGAGTGCCGGAGGCGTTGATTCTGCCAAAGACAGCTGTTCTTCAAATACAGAGAAAAGAGCCTGTTTCATCTTGTGGGATTCCGATACAGTAACCTTCTCCTCAAATTCGCGCCGATATTCAACGGCTCGTGAGTGCTCTTCCGTTACGCCAACAGATACCGTAATATTCTGCGTGAACTCCGCATCGCCAAAAAACGCAATGGGACGCTCCGTGCGCGGGTCGGTGAAATCGAAGCTGCATTCATCAAACGTGTATGCACGAAGCAGCTTCATATTCAATTCGATGGATGTACCCGCGCTCATGCTTCATGCCTCCTAGGTCAATCTTCTTTTTTGAGTTCTCCAAGAACAAACTTGAACTTGCAAACATACACGTCGTCCAAGTCTTTGTTGACGACCGGGAATGTCACACGGTCAAATATGCCGTAGTTATTGGTGTTTGTCGGAACACCATCGGGGCAGAAACACACCGCAGCCTCCGTAATTGCACCGATTGCCTTCCCTGTTCCAAAGGTCGCAACGAGCGTGCATTCCTTTGTCCCTGCAGTATGGAAATACTCTGCCGTACATGCCACAAGAAACGCTGCAAGCTTCGTCTGATCCGCACTCGCCTCATTCGTCCCCGTACCTACGGCGATGTATTGCAGTATTTTATTACTATTGCTATCATCCTGCGTTTTGAAAAGTCGGTCAAAGATGAGGTCAAAACCCGCATCGACAATCATGTTGTCCTTGCGTGTGATCTCCTCTGTCCCGTCCGCATGACGAAGGATCCCCTCAAAACACCCTTTAATACGCATACCACTGTCTATCTTCATATCGATGCTCCTATCTGAAACTGCCCGAAAACACGAGCGTATTGAGTCCCGTGAGCGGTTGTGCTGCCGTGTCCCCTTCCGCATACACATCCCATGCGAGACTGTATAAGAAAAGCCGACGCATGGCCGCTTCCTGCACAATGCCGACGGCGAGGCAGTCGTTCGGGCGAAATGTTATTTTTGCCCGCACATAGACGCCGTCGCTGCCAATCAGTTGAAACGCCTTGCACCGACGGTCATACTCGAGCACAAGCTTTCCTGTGCCCGTCAGCGCAAGAATTCGCGTATCCGGAAGACCGTCCCGCAGGCGAAGCCAAAACATCAGCGAGAATTGCTGTGGAATCTGTACCTTATAGACTACATCACTTTTCCATGAAAGCAGCAGCCCTTGTGTCCATCGCGACGGCGTATAGGCTACGTTCTTTTGGCGCGCAAGCGTCGCCCCCGTCGCTGCAAGGCTCCCATCCAAGGAAATAACGGCAAGAAACCGCGTCATATCCGTCGGGTCATAGCGCGCAATCTCATGCAGCATCTCAACGCCCCTAAGGTCGCCTACGGTACCATTCAACATGGTATTTTCCGCCTCTTCGCTGTCCCACGCGAAATCGAGGTCATCCCACACAAGATCACTATTCGTTTCTCCAATGACACTTGCTTCAAGCCAGTTTCGGGCGCGGTACTTTTGCGGGAGCCTCACATCAATGAGATATTCGCCGTGCAGTGCGTCCTTTTCGAGAAGCAGTGCCTCACGCGCCATGTCGTAGTAGAGATTCGTTTTTATCCCGCTATATCCAGTCTTTTCCTGATCGAGGCGGATGATCACATTTTTGTGGATATCCTTTTCGTTCGTCAGCAGGAAGTACGCAGCGTTCTTGGAGTAGTTGTCGTGCTCATCAATTGCCTTGACGAGCATGTAGTAACATCCCGTATTTGGGTACACATAACGGTGCTTGTTGAGCTTTGTCGTAAAGATCGTAAGAGCCTTGTCCCATTCGGGCGTAATTCCGACCTTGACCTCATAACGAACGTTGTAGATCGGCAGCGGATCCCAGTAAAAATCCAGCTGCGCCCCGTTGCGCTCCACAAGAAAATTCTCCACATCGGGCATGACACAATAGATGATCTCGGACTCGCCCTCACCGTACTGGTCATAATAGGCAACGCGCAGCCGCTCAATGATCGCCCCGTCCGTGTAGAGGAAGATATTGTCCACGGACGCATAGCGCACCTCGTTGATGTAGACATACGCACCGATGCAGTCGAGCGGAATCTCCAGGAAAGTAATGAGTGTCCCTTCCTGCGTCTTGGTCATCGCCACATCGCGCGGCTTTGTTGGCCGCGCCTTTGTATACGAAAGCTCGGCAGGATGACTCACCTGCCCTTGTTTGTCGATGGCAAAGAGAAAAATACGCCCGACATAGGAGGCTGGCAAGCGGTAGGATTCCGCAAGCGTGGTGCGCTCCAGGAGTCCAAACTCACTACCGATATTCTTGTTGGTACGCACCTCATAGTAGTTGAGGTTTTTCGCATCGAGAGAATGATCCCATTGCAAAAGACCGCCAAGCCTTGAAAACGTCAGACGGAAGTTGCGCGGGGCGAGAATCTTGCCCTCCTTATCCGCATCCACATCGTCTGCTGTGAAGCTGTTGGCCGCATTGATCTGCGCCGTTTGCTCCTCCATGAAACTACGCAGGACGGAGAGAAGATAGCGCCCATCCCCCTGGATCGCAGCAGGAAGAGTCGGTGTATGGAGAACCTTTTTCTGAATCTCAGCCATTCATCGTCACCGCCCCCGTGAGGATGGAACGGAACTCATCGGAGAGCGCCTTGTCCTGCGATATGTCATACTCATTGCGGTTGAGCGCGTGGAGAACCGCAATTTTGAGGACATATTTATTGAGTGCATCATGTGGGAATGGCAAATCGCCTGTCTCATCGTCAAGCGGTGGCATGGTCGCAAAATAACGAAAGCGTATCTCACTCATCATCGGATCAATGAACCGTACTGCCTGTCCCGTGATGCGCATCGGGTACTGCCCCGCCGCACGCACATAGTGTTCCGGTATACTCTCCCCATCATGAATAAAGATTTCCTGCACCATCATCGGAGAGTTTGCCGCAATGAGAAGCCCCGACACCTCATGAATCGCCGTGTTGAGGAAGCCGATGCACTCTGCGCGGCTGTACTCATCCGAAATGTCATGTCCTGCTGCCTTGATCTCGTCAATCGCTTTGCTCGTTTTCATGACAACACCTCAGACAAAGAACGGCATCTTCGCCCGCGCATTGCTCCACTTGCGGCGTGGAACAATCGCATTCACCGCATCCATCACCGCCTGTGTCATCGTATCCACATCACTGTTGTTGAGAACCATCCGCGTGAGCTTGATGATCGGGTCAATGTAGGTGTCAGGCAGAGGGATGGTATCGCCGTCCTTGACGGGCATTAAACTCCCATAGTAGTGGAGCAGAACGCCGCACGCCGCATGGATGCGCCCCGCAAAGAGACGGAACTTATCGGGCGTCACATGGTCGTCAGAAACCGCATGGAGGCGATAGTGATCGGAGAGACGATAGACTCCCTTGACCGACGTGAAGTCATCTGGAAGCTCCACTGCACCGTTCACGAAATCGCCGATCTCATAGGTCTTCTCACGTTCGAGCAAATCGCTCTGCATATTGGCAAGGTGTGCGCGGAGATAGCGCAGGACTTCGTTCATGGCATGGTAAATCTCATAGTCCGAGAACCGCACCTCATCCATGTCCTTCTCTTTCCAGCGCACCATTTCTTTCAGATGCTTTGCGTCAATCACGCGTCACACCTCCCTGCCAGAGTTTACGCGAATGGTCTCGATGCACGGAAAACGCAGGGAACAGCTCAAAGAACTTCCTCACGAGGCGAATGAATTCTGCCTTGTCGCCGCCCTGCTCCGCCTTGCGTGCCTCAATGAGCCACGGGTTCGACAGCCACATCTCAAGAGGGATATACCCAAGCGGGATGATATTTTTCCCACGCCCGCCCTCATCCGACACCTGCTTTGCCACGTTGATTGCTTCCGAGCAGTCGAACGTGTTGCGCAGGATTGTCTTCCCATCCTCCTCATAGATTTTTTGTTTCAAGATCATCGAATCACTCCAATACAAAAGGGCTCACCCCAAATGGATAAGCCCTCTACCTATGCGCTCTTAGGCGCGCTTGATATTGTAGATCGACCCCGAAGCCTTCGGCTGCGTGCCCTGCAGACCAACCCACGACTCGATGACAAACTCCTTATACGAGCCCTTCTTGGGAAGGTCGGAGACTTCGTGCGTACGGTCGAACCACCTGATATCCCAGTAATTCATATCCAAGATATCAATGATTGTGTCCGAATACCTGCGGTGTACCTCGGCGTGGATGACACCGAAGTCGGACTCGTAGATATCCGTGATATTGACCGCCGTCTTGTCCTTCGAGCCGCGCTGCTTCGCCGCACCGCCCGTTACGATTGCGGAGAAACGGCGCTTGCAGCGCCCCGACATAACGGCAAGCGTCGGATTGCCGCCGCGCTTGTTGCACATCTCCATGCAGTCATTGATGTGGTCTTCGGTAAAGAGCGCGCCACCCGCAGAGAGCACGTTGTTCTTCACCATCTGGACGCCCTGTCCCGCCGTCGAAAGGGTGACCTGATTGACGTTCTTGATCGCATCGTCCACGCTGTCAAAGAGCGTGAACTTCTTCGGGTCAGTGTCCTTGCGGATGTAGTATGGCATATTTGCCGCAACCTCCGTCGGGAGCTTGTTGCCTGCGCCCGGCTTCGCCTTGAAGTAGACGAAATCGCCCGTGTCAAGCTTGTGGTCGGTCGTGGTGACGCAGACGTTGCCCGTGAAGGTTACGTCCTCCGTTTCCTCCTCAAGGAAGTAACGGATGCCGCCCGTGAGTGCAGGATTGCCCGGCGACTCATCACGCGGTGCGCGGTTGAAGACAAGCGCATACTCAATGTCGCGTGCGTGCTGCCTGAACGCCTTTTCTTGCTGCCGCTTGAACTCATCGGCGGGCGAATACTTTTTCGCGTGCTTGCGCTGTGCATCTGTCACGCGACCCGAGCTGATGAAGTGCTGACAGCGGTTGTCCCACTGCGCGAGCGAACCGACCTTGTCCGTCACATAATCCGTCATCTCAGGGTGTGCGTTCTCCTGCGGAGGCTTCAGCCCGTCCGTCATCCAGTTGAACTTGAGGCTCGTTGTGTCCTCCGCCACCCCAAAATGGGACAGAAAAAACGTCTCATCGGGGTCAATACTTGTGATAATGTCGCTGTAATCGTCCTTGGTGCCGACCGCCTCGTAGGTTGTGGACTGCGATACCGATTTTGCTACCAATGCCATGTAATATCACCTCTCGTAATAAACCTTAGTGAAGATGTGCCCGCAGGAATTCACTGCGTTCCCGCACGCTCATCGTCCTCATTGCTCTCCAATCCACCTGATCAGGCGCATTCGGAGCGACCTTTCCTGCTCCTTCCACCTGTGGCGGCGCAGCTTTCGGCACGGGCGTTGGTGCAGAAGAAAGCCCCGTCTGCTTCGCATAGAACGCCGTACGCATCTTGTTGTAATACCCTTCAAGTACGGGAATATCCGCGCGCGTACTCGTGCCGTTCTGATACCGCTGCACCGCCGCTGCGACCTGCACCGCCTCGTTATAAGGGAGCTGCTGATAGAATGTCTCCATCATCACATCGATCTGATTGAAGTTCGGCTCGGATGCCTGTACCTGCTGCATTTTCGGCAGGAATTCCGCCGCAAATGCCTCCGCCTCCGCCCTCTGCTTGGCAAGGTTCATCTGATACGCGTCAATCTCACGCGTGATCGCGTTCACATTCATCTGGACGGCGACGCGGTACTCCTCCGCCTTCTTGGTATCCTCATCCGATTCGCCATAGGAAAGCTCCGAGAGCCGCTCGCGCGTAATCCCCAAATCCTTGAGTGCCTTTTCCTCCGCCGCACTTTGAATCCTGCGGTAAATATCCGCATCCTGCGGCGCACGTGCCTGTGCCTCCTGCTGCGTCTGCTGCGGTACCTGCGTCTGCTGCATATACTGTTGCTGTGCCGTGAGGGCTGCAATCTGCTGCTGCTGACGAATGGCGACATACGGCGCACGCAGTTCCTCAGGAATGCGGGATTCATCCACCATTCCAGTGGTCATTGCCGCAAGAAGCTCGTTTGCGTTGTACGCAGTGGGTTCGGCAGGTGCATTCTGTGTCTGCTGAAGCGCCCCATCCGCCGGGGGCGTTCTGTCGGTCTCTTCTTCCTTGATCTCGACGACCTTACGCGCGCCTGTCACAGGATCTACCTGAATGGCAAAACCACCGACAGGCAGCTGATCTGCTTCAGTCTCCTCTACGGCGGGCGGCGTTCCCGCACCCTCGGAAGCCCCCTGCGTCGCGCCCTGCCCCGCATCATCTGCGGGCGAATCCGCTGCCGCGCCCTCCGCCGCATCTCCCTCTGCAAATCTCTGTAAGTCATAAACCCAGTCATTCATTCGTTATCCTCCTCAGTGTTCCGTCTGCTCCTCGTGGAGCTTCTTCAAAGCCTCACGCCCCTTGCGTGACACGCTCAAAAGACCGTCGTAAAAGTCACGCGCCGCCTGATAGTCCGCCTGAATCTTTACCAGCTCGCCCGCGTTTGCGGCACGGCTCAGGCGCCCTAATACGTTTCGCTCCACCTCCGCAAGCCATTTGCCGGAGAACTTCTCTGTGAGCAGAAATGTCGCCTCCGCCCCCTCTGCGGCGCGTTCCTGCAGCTTCATCTTGTCACTGTATTCCACCCCATCATCCTCCCTTCATTCCACGCCTGATATGCCTTGTTACGGTTCTCTGCAAGCCGCTCGTCCCGCTGTATCTTCTCTGCCATCGCAGCAGGACTGGTCGAAAGCCCAAGCTGCTGCAAAGCAGAAATCTGCGCATCCATCGGCAAATCCTTAAACTGCGCCGATAGACGTGCGAGCGTCTTTGCCTTCACATCGTCCTGTTTGATCTGCAGCTCCGCCTGTGTGAGCGCGTCCTGCTTCTCCATCGCCGCTTGCTGCACTTGCTGTGCCTGTGCTTGTTGCTGACGGAACACATCGCCGTTCGGGTCAAGCAGGTATTTTTCCGTCGAGCGAATGCCCATGACCTCCAGCAGTTCCTTCGTCACGTTGTACCAGGACTCTGGATTGACGATCCCGATCATCTCGAGTTTCGGATAGAGCTGATTGATGAGCACCATAAGATACTGCATCTGCATCTCCTTGGAAGAAGCCCCGCGTCCGACGTTGACGATGAGGTCATAGTCGATGCTGATCTCCTCGCGCCGAATGGCAATGTTCTCGTCCGCAAGGCGGATCATCTGCCCGTCGTCCACGAATTTCTGACAGAGGAGGATGAGGAACTTCACAATCGGGATCCACGCCGTCTCCGCCGCAAGCCGCGCAATCAGTTTGATTTTCTTGTCACTTGCCCCCATGATCGCCGAGATGCCCGTCGCCGTACGGTTAAGGCTTGAAGAGTCCAGCCCCTGATTGTACCGTGTGCTGCCCGACTGGCTCTCGATCTCGTTCTGTGCGTACTGCACGAGCGTCATTGCAGAGCTGTCAATCTGAATCGGCGGCGGCTGAAACACCGCCTGACTTGCAGGAACATTATTTTTGACAGGTACAAATTCATCGCCTTCAAGCAGGGCATCCATATCGACGTTGTTCTCATCCACAAACTTCTGCGGTACATTGTTCTTCGCGACGGCGATAATCATCTGCCGGATGAGCGCCGTCTTTAGGTCTTGCAGTTGTTCGAGCGTGTCCGTGATGGAATCCTCTCCGAAGATTGCATAGCAATCATGCTCCGGGGAGAAAATAAAGAACGGCGGCATCTCGAACACGTTGTCTTGAATCTTGAGCGGCGTATCGCCGACCGCATGGACAATCACGTTTTCGTAAATTCCGTCGTTGTTGTAGTCCACCTTGAGATAAGCTTCGTACAGTTCAAACTCCTTCGAGGCGTTGTCTCCATCAGAGAGGCGTCCTTGCATCTCCTCTATGCGCTCGTTGTGCTTCTTGTCGAGGAGCGGCGTCTGCCGCACTCCCTCCCCTGCTTTCTCCATCGCCTCATCGACGTTCTGATAAACGCCCTGCGCCTCCATGCGCTTGAGGTAATCCCCGCGCACCTTTTTCCACTGCGCCACAAACTTTGCCGCATGAAGATCGCGTGCCTCGGGCGTAAAGCGCAGCTCCGAAGGACTCATGTTCTCGATGATCGGCTGGTTGACCTTGACATTGACAACGTCAAACGCCACACGCAGAAGATCGCCGAGCGGAGTGACCGGCACAGCTTCTTTGATCTCCATCTGTCCCGCAGCTTCGCCCGCAAGAATCATCTGCATCATCTGCGCATCGGCAAGCACCTCCATCGGCTGACGTTCTTCCTCACGCTTCCAGTAGACCTTGGCACAGCCCATGTTGATCGTGAGTCCATCACGCAGGAAGTTATACATAAACGTGAAGAAGCTGTTTTTTCTTGTCACAAAGTAGCTGATGAGTTGCTGAATCTTCCGCGCGTTATCATCGTCATTGACGTTGACGCCTGCGATATCCACAGGATCATCCGACCCCGTGAACACCTCCATGAGCGATGGCATGATCCAGTCGATTGTCGTCTTGACATCCCGCGACACCCAGTCGCTGTACTCCGAGAGCGTCTTGAACTTCTTCCGATAGTGGTCTGTATCCGCCCGATACACGTCATAGCGCTTGATGAGGACAGGCTCTACTGTCGCTCTATAGTATTGATCTGCAACATCACGCCCTGCCTTGTAGGCAGTCATGATCTTTTTGACCGCCTCAGGGGAGAGCGTTTCAAGACTGACCTCCTCGGGGGCTGCGTTTTGCGCAGCGTCATACGCTGCCGCGCTTCCCTGCATTGCCCCACCTCCTTTCACATACTGCCCGCCCTGCGGATATTCCCACGGCGGCGTGCCTCATAGTATTTGCCTTGCCGGACGTGTACCGGCATCGCAAACGTGAGCGCAAGCGCGTCCGCAAGGTCAGGGCTCTTTCCCATGCGCTCCTTGACCTTATCCTTCGGCTCGAGGAGGATGCGCCCGCTTGCACTGAACTTGTATTCTACCGTAGAGAGCTCTGTTTTGAGTTCCGTGTTCTGCGTGAGTACGCCACCCGCCTCAAGCCAGTCGCGGCATTTGAAATACATCTCAGCGCGGATGTTTGCGTAACGCTCCGTATCCATCGCAGCCGCGCCGAAATTGATCTCCGTCGGCGCATAGCCGAGCTGCCGCAGACGATCGATCACACCCGCCCCCATTGCGCCTGCGTCGATGAAGACCGCCGCAGGGGAGAACTCCGTATCGCAGGAAATCACCGCGCTCGCCGTGTCCATCGTCGAAAGCCCCGTGAACGTGCGTATCTCCTTGAGCAAAAGCCCTTGACGAATGCAGAGCACCGTGCGGTCATCGCCGAAGCGTGCCACATCCACACCGAGAATGACAGGCTGTCCCTGTACCTCCTCTGCGTCCATCTCACGCGCCGCCGCTTCCGTGACAAGGTCAATCGGGATAACAACGTCGGAGGCAGAGGCGGTAAAGTCACAGAGCAGTTCCTGCCGAACCTCCATCTCTGTCATCTGCGCCCGCATATCCGCGAGTTCTTCTTTGGGAAGTACGCCCGTCTCATCCGCCCGATAAATGCAAGAGTACCAACCCGCCGATTTCTCCGCGTGCCGGTACATCTCATAGAACTGATTCTGTCCCTTCGGCGTTCCGATGAACACCGCCCACCCCTCACGATCGGCAAGCGCGGGACGGATGACACCGCCCCAGAGTTCAGGCTTAATATCCGCGTACTCGTCGAGGATGACCCCGTCGAGGTAAATCCCGCGCAGCGCGTCAGGATGGTCTGCCCCGATGATATAGAGCCGTGCCCCCGGCGAACCGCGACACCGCGACGGAAGCTCGATATAGAGCTCCGATTCATTCACCGTGCGATTCGGAATGGGATTCGTATAGTATTTCAGATACTCCCACGCCACGCGCTTTGCCTGATTGCGGTACGGTGCGACGTATGCGTAGACAGGAGCTTTCTTCTCGTTGAGCACCGCCTTTTTAATCATCTCGTTCACCGTACCGACCGTCTTTCCGAAACGGCGGTGACAAACAAGCACCGCAAAACGATTGGCAGAGAGTGCGGGATGTATTGTGTCTTGCCAGATCGGGCGCGGCGTGTACGGTATTACAATCTCGCTCATGTGCCGCCCTCCCATCTAAAGGTCAACGGAGCGCCATCAATCCCGCTCACCTGCGTCTTGTTGATGTATACCCCGTCCATCTTGTTGAGAAGATCCATTGCTTTGAGACGATCTGCCTTTCCCGTCTCCTCATCACGGGCAAATTGCGTGAGTAGTTCGCGCCGCTCTGCCGCATCCATAATCTTGTGCGAATCAATTTCGCGGCGCAGTTCCTCAATTCGTTTCTGAATACCAACATTTCCCAACAATCTTGCAGCAGCCGTCCCCGCAACTTTGTCCGAGCGAGGCTTGTACCCCGCGTTTTTGTAGGCTTCGGTGGCATTTCCACACCGTACAAATTCCATACAAAAATTTTCCTGTAATCGCTGCATTCTGCCACCTCCTCTGATACGTTCTTACACAAACAAACCGTTCCGCGCTTCCTCAATGCGCTTCTTTGCCACTTCGAAATACGTATCCTCACGCTCGATCCCGATGAAGCGCCGCCCCTCGGAGAGACATGCCACACCCGTTGACCCGCTGCCCATGAAGGGGTCAAGAACGGTATCGCCCGCATCGGTATAAGAGCGGATAAGCCATCGCAATAAAGGAACGGGCTTTTGTGTTGGATGCAACCCAACCTCTCGCGGAAACTCTATGACAGTCGTCGGAAAACGTTCACCGTTCTCACTTTTTGTTTCATGCAGAGGAACTTTCCCGTAACACTCCGTCTTTGTCGTTTTCCAGCCACGATCATAGGGCTTCCCCTCTGTCATCTGTGGATGATAGATTGCTTTTGATTTGTAAAAAATCTGTACTTTGTCATGAATCTTCAAGGGTTTCCGACGCGCATTCAGAAAATCCGTTGCCTCGTTCTTTCTCCAAATCAGTTCATAGCGATACAGTTTCAAGTTGGACATGATGAGGGCAGCGGAAAATGGCTCGCCCGCAAAGATGGCAATACATCCGTTCGGCTTGATAATCCGCTCGAATGCCTCCCACATCGGAGCAAACGGCACAGTCTTGTCCCATTTGCAGCACGTCACCCCATACGGCGGATCGGTGAGAATCATATCCACGCTCCCATCCGCTATCTCCTTCATCCGCTCAAAACAATCCCCCTGGAGCAGTGTTATCTCATCCGTCACGCATCCGCCTCCTCTGCAATCAAAAAGGACACCGCACGAGCGATGCCCTGTATTCTCCCATGTCCCCAACAGAAAAGCCGCCTCGCACGAGACGGCTTTCCCTATGAGAGGGCAATAGGAGGGAAGGAAGAGCAGCTTGGTGCGTCCTCCAAACTACTCACACTATCATATTACCACGGAAAAAAGGGGTTATGGGACGCGTCTATTTAATTCATTTTGTTCTAATTTTAGGTACGCCTCGACGGTACGATCAACGATGTACCGCCACATATCCTTCAAGACGCGCTCGCTCACGAAGAACTCCGAATTTAGAAACCGCTCCTGCATCGCCTCGCAGTATATCATCTGCGTGCGAACAAGCCACGCCTTACGTCCTCTGCCTGTCTTGTCGCGTGATGCCTTTCGCCGCGCATCCAGAAATATCCGCTTTCGCTCCGAAAGCCCGCGCTCGACAAACTCCACCGCCCGCAGCCATGTGTAGGCAGGATACGTCTCATCAAACTTGACACCGCGCAGAGCCTCTGCTTCCGTTGGATGCCCCGGAAGATTACCGCTGCTCCCCTGTATGGAGTTCCCCCGCACATACTCCTCGCGCTGTAGGCGGTACGTTTTCAGCTCCTCCGTATAGTTCAGCAGCATAGATTCTGCGCGCTTGCGGTCTTGTCTGATCTCGTCTGCCATCTGCAAGGCTACGTCATTTTCAAGCAAGTTGATTTCCTCCTATCCACACGTACCAAAAGAGCGGCGCATGACCGCTCTTTTTCTCTTATATCGCCTGTTGTACGCTGCGCTCCAAGAGTGCTCCTTGCAGCCGATCCCGAAAATGCCGCTGCACATCCTTGTCAATAGGGTGGATGTCCTTATTCCATTCCCAATACCCCTCAATCTCACCAATCATGTCCCGCAGCTGCCAACCATCGAAGTCATTCACGCGCTCCAAGATAAGATGAGACAGAGACAGCGCATAGGATTGTCGCGGCAGGGCATACCGAAAGGCGAAGAAGTATAACGTCTGTTCATCCAGTGTCATTGTGTTCCTCCCGCGCCGACTGATCCCTTGCGATGTCGTATTCTCTGCAGGACGTAATGTATTCAACAGGCTGTCCACTCCTCCCGTAATCTGTTATCTTGAACCGCACATTCATTCCCCTGTCAACGATACGCAGTTCCGTTCTGATCCGCCAACAATGCCTTGCGTATTCTTCCAAAGCCTCAAGGTCGTCACTCATAGCAACCTGATGCCAACGAAAGAGATTCAGCGTAAAGGCTTTCAGCGTGCTGCCGTTCTGATAATCTGCAGGAAGTTTTTGCTCTAAGGTGTACTCTTGCAAATCGCACTCCTCCTCAAAACGGAATATCCTCATCCGGCACAGGTGTCCCGGGATAGTCGCCCGCGCCCCCTGCGCTGCTGTTCCTTCTGCTCTCACAGAACTCCATGCTCTGCACAACGCCCTCCGTCACATATCGTTTCGTGCCGTCGTTGGCATCGTAGCTGCGCGTCTGGATGCGCCCCTCCACGGCGATCTTCTGTCCCTTTGAAACATACTGACTGATCACCTCGGCGAGCTTTTCCCATGCCACGCACGAGATAAAATCCGCCTGATGATTCCCGTCCGCGCTTCTACGCCTATCAATCGCAAGCGTAAACGAGGCGTATGCCTTGCCGCTCTGCGTGTACTTTACATTCGGGTCTCGCGTGAGCCGCCCGATTCCTACAAAGTGATTCATTTGGATTCCTCCTGAATTGTCTTCCGTGAGAACACCACAACAGCACTCGGAAACGGCGCACTGTTTTTTGCGCCGCCAAATTTCAAGCGCCCTCGGATAAATCGAAGGTCATTTGATTTCAGACAATAGTCCTGAAACCATCGTGTGTCCGTTCGTGCCGGCAGGAGGCATACAACCGTCGCCCTTCCTGTACGCCCCGCATGATAGGCTTTCTCCACCCATCGCCCGATCTGTCGTCCATACGGCGGATTCATGAAGCAGACCCCCTCCCACCTCATAGAAAGACCGTCGTCTTTCGGCGTATAGTACCGCTCGCATTTGGCGTTCTCAGGCAATGCACAAACATCCAGATCGAACCCAAATTCCATATTCAGCTCATCGAAAAAATCCTGCGGGGTTTCCCAAAGATCTGTGTTGCTCGACATCATTCCCGCATGTATCATTCCACACCTCCTGT